ATGAAGGCTTACAGTTCAAGAGAAATCATAAAACTTCTTGAAGAGGACGGATGGTTCTTAATCGGAGTACATGGCAGCCACCATTACTTCAAACATCCGAAAAAGCCCGGGAAAGTCACGGTGCCGCATCCTAGAAGTAGCTTTCCTCCCAAGACACAAGCTAGTATCCTTAAATCAGCAGGGCTGTAGGGGCGCAAGCCCCTCCCCTCAAGGAGGTTAAACCATAGATGAGTAAAAAAGACGTATATCGGTTCTGGGCGTTGCTTGATACAGCAGAGGAAGGAATCTCTGTGCGCTTTCCGGATCTGCCCGGCTGCCTGACGGCTGCTGATACGGCCGAGGAGGCGCACGCTGCCGCGCGTGAAGCGCTGGAGGGATTCCTATACGTGATGGAGCAAGATGGGGATGCAATTCCCGATCCGTCGCCACTAGACATTGCCTTGGCTCAAGCAGACGCCGGAGAAGCTGCCTTTGAGGTCCGGGTGTATATGCCTACCGTTCGTGACGCTATGGAGTCCAAAGCCGTGAAGAAGACACTGACGGTTCCAAAGTGGCTCAATGACGAAGCGGAACGCCAGCACCTCAATTTCAGCCAGGTCCTACAAGAAGGATTGAAGCGTAACCTCGGAATTGACAGAGAACGCGTCTAACCCGCCTGATGATGGCCGGATGGGAACCGGCCGAAACTCACTCCCCAATTTTGGGGGCTGAGTCGCGGGAACCCGCTACGATTTGGCCCGGCCGGGCTGGCCTTTATATAGATTGTTCTTTGATATATTATAGTAAAAAATACCCATTCCTGCTAAAATGGACTCATAGAATATCATTTTAGGGGGATTTCATTTGTTTAAAAGATTCGGAGTTTTTCTTATTGTGGCCGTATTCATTTTTAGCGGATGTTCAAGTAACAATTCCGCTAGTTCGGTATCTCTTGACGATGTTATTGCGAAATTCAAAGCAGCTGGCTTAGAAGCGGAAAATGCCACTGACATCACCAACAAGACTATGGGGATGGCTCCAATGAAGTTTGAGGAAGGGAAAAGGATTTTGGTTCCTTCTCTTGGAGAAGATGCAGGCGGGAGAGTTTTTGTTTTCAAAAAAACTTCTGACCTCGAAGAGTTGAAATCTTACTATGATGAACTTGGAAAATCATCTGCTATGCTTTTTTCACACACTTATGTAAAGGGAAATGTATTATTGCAAATGAGTGGGGATATGGAGCAAGAGCAGTTTGATAAATATAAAAAAGTAATGGACGAACTGTAAATCCAACCCCGCCGGTGTGGCGGGGTTTTTATATTCCCAAGCGTTTGGGAATTTACTCGGCAGTATCGTCCGATCCAGACGCCTTACCATCCGTATATGCCTCTGCGAGCATGTACACTACACAGGACCCAACAGCCCCGATAATACCCGTAACCTTGAGTGTCGTATCATCTCCTGCTCCACCAGCTGCAAGGATGGATGTCGCTACCCCTGCGATCAGCGCCCAGAACTTCCGGCTACCCAGCTTCGACTTCCAGTTCACCTTATTCATGATTACTTGGCCTCCTTATTAAACAATCCCAGGTTGTAAAGCATCTGAATCATGTTCAGTTCCAGCTTGGACTTGTCGGCGCTTGTCTTGATCGCTCCGGCCGCCTTGGCTGCCTTGATTGCATCATCATATCCGCCGGCATAGGTCTGCTTGCCGTCGATGTTCAAACGAGCCTCCAGGGCCGCAATACGGCCGTCACGCTCTTTCACAGCTACCTTCAGTTCCTCAAATTCCTTCTTCTCATCTGCTGTCATAGCTTCCTCTTCCTCTCCTTGTAGTTTCGCAACCCGAGCGACAACAGTACTGAGCTGCGCCTGCGTCGGACGCTTGCCGGCGCGGTAGTCAGCGGTACTCAGACCGAAATCCATTTGAAAATGAGGCAGGTCCTTAAAACTCGTCCAATCCCCGCCCCACTCCCAGCCGAGCCGCTTGGCATCCGCTACAACCTCCGACCAGTCTGCTACGCCGTCACCGTCTCCGTCGCGCTTCGTATCCCATGACACCGAACCGTCGGGCAAGAGCAATGCGAAGTCAATGGCCACACCGAAATTATGATAGCTGTATCCGCCTTTAGCGTTGGTCACGATCTGCCCGGGCTTTGTTCGGCCCTGCGCATACAAGCTGTCTTGCTCCGCGATTGTTCGCAACCCCTGTGTGATCATGATCGGCACACCGTGGGCATAAGCAAATTCGATTAGCGCCGTGGCCGCGTCTTTAATAACCGGCTGCAACCCTGACAGATGAGCTGCAGACTTAGCCTTTACTTGCTCCAGTGTCAGCATCACTCGCCATCCCCCTGCCGCGAAGCCGCTCGCTTGATCTTTTTATCCAATTCACTCCCCGCCCATTTCAGCAGCCAGTCCAAGGCAGACAGCGGGAGCCAGTCCCCCCAACCTGCGCGAATTGCATTAGCCACCACGCTTTGAAGCACATGGTAAAGCGTCCCGAAAACCAGAACGCCAAAAATCACGCCTGGCAGTCCAAAGGCTCCATCCAATAAATGCCCACCTGCCGGTAACAAGAGGATAAAGAATGTCCGAAACACTCCGTCAAGGCCGTACTTGCTGGCGTACGTATTATCCTTCTTCGCTGCCCGAATTCCAGCAAGCCAGTCCATTACTACAAAGAATAAAAGTGCTGCCATGACGGTAATAACGGCTTCTTCCTCTCCGTACAAGAAATTGAATATCGGTACAACTATTGCACCAACCGATGATGCTGCGATCTGTGATTTAGTCACTAGGGACCCTCCCTCAAATAAACAGCCCCCGGGGATCCGAGGGCATAAAAAATGCGCCTATGCGGCGCTGGTGATTTCTACAGCCTGTTCGGCCGTTATTTTTCGTGCTGTGACAAACACCTGAACCTGTGCCGGCGAATAATACCCGGCGTCATAATAGCGTTTGATCGTCGCATACCAGTCCATCAGACCACACCTCCTTCCGCAAGCATCAGCAGCAGAGCGGCGTTGTCTGCATCTGCCTGATCCTGCCGGGCCTGCACCTGTACCAGCTCCAGCAGCAGAGCGGCATTATCCATCCGCAGCTGCTCCGTCTCACTCGGTGGGTCCGGCGGCTTGCTGGCTTCAGCCTCCAGGTACGATTCCCAGGCTGCCGCAAGCTCGGCTTCGGTCGGCTGCGGGTCTTCCAGGTTCCAGACGGCGATATATGGGCCGTTTCCATCCGACTTATCAAGTAGCACAAAATCTTTATCCACCCGGGAAGATGGATAGAGATGTTTTATCGCAAAATACAGGTCCACGTTCTTTCCTCCTTTTATGCTATTTTTATAACTTGCATATACGTGTAATATCCGTCTGGATTTGTTGTTGTTCCGCTCCGACTCGATGTTACCCACATGGCTAATTTAGCATTTGCAGCAACTACAATTATTGCAGAACCGGTTAACTGCTGGTATCCCGATGACCCCGGTCTTTGATGGTCTGCATTAAGTAAAACAGCAGCATCTGAACCTATCGCAAGCTTAAGTTCATCCCCCGCAACTGCGTTTGTCACTTCGACAGCCGCAATAACTAGATACATCCCAGCTGTTGGGCAGTTGAATAGTCCTGTTGATGGGTCATAATTGCCTAAATTGTCATTCGATTCAGCGCCACAAATAACTCTTAGCCAAGAGTTGGCCGAACTTATTGTTTGCTGCGCAGTATGGCTGGCAGAAACGAAAGGTCTGGAGCTTGTTGTATTATCTCCCCATGGATTGAGGACGCCGCCTACTGGAGTAATTAAACCACCTTCGCCTACCGCGTCTCCATTAGTAGAAGTATACGTTATCCCAGTCCCTTTACTGACATCGCCACCAATATACGAGTAGATCCCGTAGTTATTTCCTGACCCGGACGCATTACGAATGAACAGGCGAGCCGTGCTGTTTACCGTTGCATAGTAGGCTTTATTGCTAATGACCGCGCCGAGTACACGTAAATCTCCTACTGCCACATCTATTCCGGCAACATTACTATTTGCCGCTGTAGACTGGACATTGGTCATGATCCCTCCGCTAGAATAATAAGATGCGAAAGGGGTGCCCGTCGTCGTTGTCGCTGTAAATCCAGCGACCTCCACGCGGCCATGGCAGTTGCGGAAGGTGATGGACAAGACATTACGGCTTGTAGATATCACCGTATCTCCTTGGATGGTCAATTGCCCAGCCGAGGAGCAGCGGAATCCATATACATTGACATCTTCGGCGTAAGTCCCTGCTGCAACATTTACGGTAACATTGTGACTGATGGTCTGCGGTATCATCGCCAATGCCTTCGCGATCGTCTTAAACGCTCCTGCCGCTGTATTGGCAAGCCCGTTGTTACTGTCGTTGCCCTCCGTCCGGACGTAGTAGGTTACGTCCGCTGTGGTCGCCTGTACGGCGCTGATAGGCAGCTGACCTGCCGGGAGTTTGGTGGAGGCATCCAGAGACGCTACGCCGGAGGCCGCACCTTTTTGGGTCAGAGGGATCGAAGCAACTGCGGCGGCATTAGCTTTAGTAGTCGCATCTGCAGCAGCTGCGGAAATCGCGGCACTTTGGGCCGCATCAGCCTTTGCCTGTGCACCGGCTGTTGTCTCCTTGGCGTTCCAGGTAGACCGCTCGGCAACAGTAACGTGAGCGGTCGTATCAGCTTTGTGAGCGGAAAATACGCTGCGGATCTCTACGATCGTCGTGTATATCCGGTTAAATAACCAATTGAGCCACCCTGCAGGTGGATGATCATCAACCTGCCAGCCTGTCGATTTTTTGCTTTCGGGAGGCTCAATCCCTTCAGCCGTCCATTCCGGCAGTTCTTCGCTAAAATCAGGCAATTTTATCACTCCTTAGATGGGCAATGGGTAATCATCACCCGGAATATACACCTCTCCGAGTGTGCCGCCCGTTGTCATGTCAACATCCGCCAAACCCAGCGGGCTTGTCTCAAGTACGTCGTACTGAGAGGACAAGGTAAATGTTCCGGCCAGCTCGATCAGCGCCACTCGGACGCCGGCAGCAACCGTCTTTTGTACGATCCTGGCGAACTGAAACGGCGACATGCCCACCTCATTCAGCCGCTTAGTTGGGACTCGGATAAGATTGATTGCCGCAGGCTCCGGGTCCTCTAAATCGTCAAATTTCTCTTGTATCCGTATATCGCTGTAGTCACAATCCAAGGCCAAGGCAAGAACCTGAATGATCGTGTTAACGTCCGTCTTGGAGAGGTTTCGGGCGATCTTACTCTTTAACAGCACCCGGTATACCTCGTCCGTCGCTGCGCCGCGCGGCTGAACGATGTTAGTCCCGATCTTATCCAGGGTCGTCCCCGCCGCCGAGTCGATGCTGCGCCAATCACGCACTGTCTCCAACGTCTCGCCGACCGCAGCCAGTTGCTCATGCAGGATGGAAATCAGCTTGCCCAGATTACTGTTGGGGTCCTTGTTGTAGGTGTCGGCGAAGCGCCGGAGCATGTCCTTAACGCTAAACATAGCTAGTCACCTCGACATTGGCCGCGACGGCCTGCGCCACTTCGTAAGGCTCAATATCGACATTTGCCGACCCAAGGCCGCCCACGACCTTACCAACGGTCAGTGTTATGTCCTCTACGCCTGCGACGCTGTATACAGCGCTAATCAGTTTGGTGTAGATCACGTCAGACCCCATGTTGAGGCCGTTGTAATAGGCTCCGGCAGCGTCTGACCCACCGACGTATCGGATTAACGCTGACTGCACCTGCGCATCGCCGTCTGCCGGGTACTCATCACCTTTGGTAACATCAACCGTGATGCGTATGCCCACCTCTGCCGCCCGCGAAAATTTGACGGTATGAGGCTCGCCCGCCAGGTCATCAACCATCACTGTGATGTCGCCATGGGCCTCAACGCCTGCCGATTTGGTTGCAAAAATCGCGTCAGCAATGGTCTGGTCATCCCCGCCAAGGACATATGCCTCAAATGACTTTCCCGGCCGTCCTGTGCTGTCTGTAGTCAGGCTAGTGTTTTCGATCACCGTCGCAGCCCGGACGCCGGTCAGCCGCAACAGGGCGCTGCGCAGGGCATCCACGGACGCCGCCCCGCCGCCGGCGGTAGAAAGCTCAAACCGGCTGCGAAACTCGGCGTCCGTCTCCTTTTCCCGGCCGCCCGTCACCGGCGCGGCGTTGGTTACGGCTGTAACGTCCGGGTTAGGGTTAACGATGATCGTTATAGTCCAGGCTGCAACATTGCTGCCGGTGCCCGACTCCAACGCCTCAACGGCTACCGACCCGGAGCCGCCTGTCAGCACAACATCAGCCATCGTCTGGTAAGTCAAACCGGAGCCAGTTGCCACCCGGAATCCTGCTGGGACTGTGTATCCCGCCGTTCCGGTCAGTGTGACGTTGCCAGTAGCCCATTGTGCCAGCGCCCGACTGATGCCGACCTGTGGGCCAAGCCGGTCCAGATTGTTGCCTGTGGCCGTTCCGATATACCCGCTATTGTACACGTCCTCTGAATTGCTCCAGACGAGCGACAAAAACCACGCGAAGATCCGAAGCAGAATACCGAGCGGCGACCGCGCAGAGGTATTAACCGTGTCGCCAAATGATTCCTTGGCCTTATCCTCCATGGCGGCCAGAAGATCATCAAATCGTGGCCTTTTAAAACCTGTGCTATCCAACAATTTGATCCACTCCTTCCACGGTTATGATATCGCCGTTGACTCCGGTCGCCTGGATGTCGGCAGTAAATTTACGGGCGGACCGGTCAAAGACGACATTAACCGCGTCAACCGTCTGCACCCTTGGCTCCTGGAATATCCCTTCGGTCAGCTCGTCCCGGACATCTTCCTCGGTCACGCCTTTACCGGTGATCCGAGAAAAGTCGATGCCGAAATCCAAATCCAGGAACCACTCGCCTTTGTTGGTGCCGATGGCCATTCGGCAGCACTGCGCAATCTCTTCAGGCCCGGAGACCATCTGCAGCTCGCCGCCCGAAAATACCAGATCTCCGGTATCGTCTACCTTTAAAGACAGCATGGCATCAACCCCACAATCACAGCATCATTCCGGGAGTGCCGCCGGGCGGTGTCCGGTGCCGCCACCTGGCCCGAGAGCGTATTTTGTATCTCCGCATCACAGCAGACGACCAGCACCGTATCCCCGACATGCAGGGCCGGCCGCAGGACTGTTTCCGCGCCGCCGAACAGCACCCGCAGGCCAGTTACTGGGACTTCTAGCAGCGGAGCCGGGGCCTCATCCCCTGTCTGGACAAGCGGCTGCACATCGGCCGTCAGCGTCGTCGGGTCAAATGTCAGCACCTTGCAAGTCATAGCAACGTCAAGATTGTCCGCTTGCTGCCCGCCATGTGCGGTTAAGAGTTTGCTGAGAGCCGCGGCCGCGCTTGATTTGCTCACATAATCGCCTCCACTTCCGTCGAAAAATCTCCGGTATTCGAAAACTTGTGTGTCCCACTCCGCACATGCAGCTGGCCGGACCACTCCCGGCAGGTCAACTTAAGGACCGATGCCGTTGTGATCCGGCGCTGCAACTGCACGGAGCAGTTATATCCCTTGTGGCCATCCTGTTCAAAATACTCCGGAGAGCCGATCAGACCCGTATCCGGGTTAAGCTCAAACACCGAGTCAGCTCCGATCCGGAGCGGCCGGACGTACAATTTGCCCTGGTTGATGTACACTGATGTCCCGCAATCCTTGGCGACGTCGGAAATAATGTCCGTGATCACGCCTTTAGCGCTATAACCGCTCTTGTATCGGTAATCCTTGGCGAGCTGCATCTGTGCAACGGGCAGCCCGATCAGTCCGGCGAGCTGCTTAATGACGGCGCTGGCTAACGAGCCCTTGGCAAAGGCGATCTCCTTTTTGATCTCCCTGGCTGACAGGTCCTCGCTGTCCAGGACGTTAATTGTCGTGATCTTGTCCACGCCTTCCCATTTAGTGCGCACCGCCGATATCCGGCCGTGGAGGATGGTTCCAACATCTCCGGAGTATCCAGCATTGACCATCAGCACGGCGTTTTTGACGATCCGGTTAATTGTCGTCTGGGATAGATTCCAGAGCCGTATTTCGGACTCATTCGGCAAGGCATCGCTGTCGAACGGTACAGTGCCCTCCATCGTGTAATTATCGAGAGCAAATGACATATTGGCCGTCATGACCTCGGCGACTCGGCCGAAATTCTTAAGAGCCATCGTCTTCGTCCTCCTCCTCGTCCACGATATACAAAAACACGCTGGTGCCCAGCGTGTTCCAGGTTACTGCATCACTTTTTTCAGATTCATCCCACGGGACGATCGGCAGCTTTGGAAAACGTGAATCCCAAACGTCCACGAATAGCGATTGTCCATAGACCAGCTTTTCGCCCACAACCAACGTGTTCCCATCGGCGTCCTCCAGGTCCAGCGCGAAAAAGTCGTACTCAGCATTGTAGTGGACCTCCATCGTAAACGGCTCATCCACGATTGAAATATCAAACCGATACGGCAGGCTGTCTTTGTCGATTTCGATATAATCCATAATTCAATCCTTCGTGAAGGGATCGCTGATTGTAACGCTTTGGCATCCAATCATCTCACGCACTGTCTTGAAAATATCATCAACCGAACAAATTGGTATTTCACGCTTCGCCAGCAGCATTACTACTTCGCGAGCTGCATCGTTTGTGTCCACATACTTAACTTCCAATTCGCTCACTCCTCACTGTAGATTACCGGTGCCCCACTTGTTGCCGGGCTTGATCGGAGCGCGGGTAGGCTTATTTATTACGCTGCTGGCACTGGTTGCCTTATTGCTCTTGGTGCTGGCCGTCTTTTTTTTGCCGCCCTTGCCTTTACCCTTGCTCTTTGACTTATTCTTCGGCTGCTGAGTGCCCTTATTGGCTACTGCAGCAGCCTGTGCCTTAACCGGGGCCGGCAATGTCGCAACGTACGATGACGTGGCAATGCGGACCTCGCGGAGGTCCATGGAAAAGGTCATGCCATTAGCTACCGTGTAATCGTGACTTGTTGAAAATGCTGTAATAACCCCGGTAAATCTATTGCGTCCAACATACCGGACAACTTTGCCCTTGTCCTTGGCTGCGACGATGTAAGCCCGGGTCTTGTCCGCATCCGGACCTACAATCAAACCAGATAGAGACATGGTCCATGCTCCGGCTTGGACGTGATCTACGAGGTTGACCCCTTTTTCGACCGGCTGCTCCGTGACGGTTACCGGATAATCCGGCGCCTCTGTCTCTACTGTGATGTACTTACCATCGATCTTGGCCATTATGCACCATCCAATCCCGCGCTACGCAGGGCAGACATAATGATTTCCAGCACCTCGTTGTGTATAGTCGATTTCAAGTTGGAGACAGTGCTGCTGTCAGCATTGCCTTCCACGGTTATGCTGATGGACGGACTAACTGTTATTGGTCCGGACCCGCCGGAAGAGGCTCGAGCTGGCGAGGTTTCAGGAGTATACGAGCTTCTCGCTACATCGCCGGCGCTATCTACCGCCGCACTTGCGACGCTTCCCGTAGCCATCCCGACACGCGGAGCCGTATTTTCAATGCCTCGTGCTAGTCCCTCGCCTGTAAAGAAGCCCATCTCCATCATGACCCGAGAAGGCGAATGAATGCCAAGGATGCTTTTCACCTTGCCGGTAATGGCGTTCCCGATCTCGGACACCTTGCTCACAACCGCATCAACCTTGGAACTTATCCCGTTTACGAGCCCGTTGATGATGTTCGCCCCAATGTCAAAGAGGTTGATGCCAGAGAAGAATCCGGTAACTCGATTCCACATGTCGCTAACAGCGTTCCACACATTACTACCTGCTGCTTTCACGCTGTTTACTATGCTGTTCCAGATGCTTGTGATCTTGTTCCAGACTTGTGTCATGAGGTTTGATGTGGTAGATACCACATTGTTCCAGGCACCGGACACCGCCCCCCATATCGCGACAGCGACACCGGACACCGTGCTCTTTATGCTACTCCAGACCGAACCAAGCCATGATCCAATCGCTGTAAATACCCTGATCGTTACCGCCTTGATTTGGTCCCAGTACTTATAGATGAGCGCGGCCGCCAAGAAGATTGGACCGCCGATCACCCCCAGAATAACAAGACCCCAGTTTTTCAGGAAATTTGTGACAGCGTTGAATGCAATCATGAAATACTTGGGGATGGTGACTTTAAAAAAGTTGAGTACTGCCATGGTCGCGGATTTGATTCCGGACCACATCTTATCTATAAAAGCGCGGAACTTATCCGACCGTTTATAGGCTACAAAAAAAGCGACGCCCAGGCCGACCAGAGCCATGACGATAAGTGTGATTGGATTCATCGACATCACAAAGTTTAGCGCGGCTTGCGCCGCCGCGAATCCTTTGGTCGCCGCACCGGCAATCTTTTGCGCCAAGGTCACGGCGTTGGTTGCTAATGCTGCCCCAAACATAATAGCCTTATAGGTTAGCACTGCCGCCGTGATGCCGGAGACGAGGGGTAGAAACGGCGCCCACTGGACAATCGCACTTGCCACGTCATAAATTTGCACGGCCACATCCTTGATCTGAGGCCAGAGCGTCTGCATATAGTCTGCGAACTGTCCACCGAATTGCTGGATATACGGCAGGGCTATTTTTACCCCCTGGACGACATAATCGATCCCGGTTCCGATCTTATCCGCAATCAATCCGCCAAAAGCGCTGATCTCTCCTTGGTGCGATGTAATCCACTGTCCAAACTGATTGAGATAAGGCATTAGCTTTTGCCCAATGGGTATGAGTATCCCGACCTCGATTTGCCTGCCGATGTATCCAAACACCTGTCCAATAGAGGTAAACTTCGTTGCATTCAGGCTATCCATGGAGTTTTTAGTCATGTCAAACTGACTTCGCGCCGTCCCCATAGCTGTGATTACGCCCGCCTGAAGGTCTTCAAACTGCGTGCCAAATAGAGATGTTGCGACCGTGTTTTGCTTCGTAACATCCCCAACCTTGGCGATAGATTGAACAACTTGGGTGAATGCCTTTTGGGCCTCCGGACCGCCGTTGGCAAAGGTCTTAATCATCTTTTTAGCATCCAACCCGAGCATCTGGAATCCTTGGATCGTGGTCTTATTGGTCATATCCCGTGCGCGTAGGTTGAATTCCTTGACTGCGTCACCAACTTTGTCCAGGTTAAAGGCCCCTGAAGCAGATCCGGCCGCGAGTGTATCAAACATCTGGTTGGCGTTAAATCCGAGGCTGACAAACTGATTAGAGTACTCGTTGATTGAGTCTAGCATCTCGCCACTGAAATCAAGCCCATTTTGCTTACCTTGGGCAATGAGGTTAAACGCCTGGTCAGAGGTAACGCCGAAGTTTTTCATCATCGTATCCACAGTCCGAATGCTTTCGGGAACCTCATAACCGAACGCATTTTTCAGCGATAAGGCGTTCCTTGTCGCCCCTTCCAGCGCTCCACCTGTCATGCCGGTAATCTGTTTCACGCTTGCAATCGACTGCCCCAGATCGTCCCATGACTCGCCCCAGCCGCCGGAATATAGCTCTTTGGCAATGCCCTTCGTCTCTTCGAGTTGAGCGGTCGTCATGCCGGTAGCGTTCTGCATTTGGTTCATCGCCGTTTCGAACTTTCCTGCCGAATTTAACGCCGCCGCGCCAATACCGATTGCCATAACTCCCAGAGCAGCACCCATGCCTATGACGCCTTTGGTCAGCGCTTTAACCTTGCTGTCAGCCTTGTCTAACCCCTTACTGTTAAACTTAAACCCGACCGCATACATCAGAGACCCGACGATTCCGCCTGCCATGTTCCCTCCTTTCCGAACAGCAAAAAGCGACGCCCGGAAGGGGCGCCGCTACTTCTTGTTCTTATTCATTTCCTTATGCTGCTGCTCGATGTGGATATCCAGCGCCGCGTTGGCCTCTGCTATGTCGTCGTCGTCCATTTCCATTAGGTCGCGGTAGGTGATACCCATATCAGAAAGCAGCAGGCGCCATTGACGCCAGTTCTCCTTGGCCCGCTGTTTTGCCTCAGTCTTCGTCAACATCGTCCGTATCGTCATCAAGCAGGTCTTCGTTTTCGGTCACAAACGCATAGGCGCGAGTAACGATGTCGTTTAATTCCTTGTAAGAATCAAACGAGTCGATAGTCAACTTCGGATCGACAATAACGTGCGTCAGCATTTCAGTTGCCAGCTTCTCATCGGACGGAACTCCAAATTTATTCTTAATCCGGTCACTGATCTTGGTTACGTTACGGACACCAGGATGCTGCAAGAGATACTCCTTACCAGATTTAGTCTTTACCTTTTTCTGAGTACTGGTTGCCATGATTTATCTTCTCCTCTCAAATTATCAGTTCATGTCCAAATCGAGGCATTGAAACTCAAAAGAACGGTCGCCAACCTCGGCGCTGTATTCGCGGTCAGCAGGTTTTTTAACGATTGCCTCGTTTGCCGTACTAACTTCTTTCGGATCTCCACTATAAATTACAGAAACAGGAACCATCTGGCCGCTACGCGCCAACTTGTTAAGGTAAGCCACCTGCGGGCTCGTCTGAAGTAAGGTCACGCTGATCGTACCGAGAGGGTTATTCACCTTGCTTACGGCAACATCCCCCTGCGCACCAACCTTAGTGGAGACGCCTTCCTCGTCTTTTGAGACCGTAACCAGATCCTCGCTGAATCCTGTGAGGTAAATACCACCTACGGTTACGGTAACGTCATTGGCGTCATATGTCTTTACTTCTACCGCCACTGTTCATTCCTCCTTACTCAAATGTAATCGTGCCGGTAATAGCCGCCGAATGGATGGCACCTGCCAGCACGAACGAAAACTTACCATCCGGATACCGCCGGGCAGCCTTGTCCGCCGGGTCCACTTCACTCGCCCGGGGAAAGGTCGTCGTAAACTGTGGCTGTCCGTCGTCATCGACTGCGATCATCCCCTGCTTGAACGACCGTTGCAGCACTGTGCGGACAACGCCTTCAATCATGGCAATGCCCCGATTATCATACGGGACCTTCTGGTTCTGATTTTGAACGCTGGCGAACAATGTCTGTACGCCGTTTTGGATGCTGAACACGACGTAATCCTGGCTATGCACAAGGTCAATATATGAGCCGGACACTGTCTTGCCCTCGCTGGTGACATTCCATCCCGACTTGGTTACGTAAGTATTGGCTCCGGCCGCATGGATGGCCGCCAACTCCGTAGCCGTCAGGTCCAATGGATCAATGCCGATCAGTGTCCAATCCTTCCAGGTCACACTTCCGACCGCAAGACTGCCGACCGCCCCAACCCAAGCAGCATCCGGATAATTAGCGATGTCCTCATGATAGATGACCGCCGTTCGCTCGTATCCCTCGGCCTTAATCGTCGCCAGGTCAGCCAACGTAGCCGATCGGGCCACATATTGCCGGGACTTGTCCGCCTCGATGATGTCGGCCACATCCGTGATGTCCGCCACGGCCGCACTCGTTTGGATCAAAAAATGCCAATCCTTAAGCAGCATGGCTGCCATAAAGCTTTCGACCGTATCCGCCGGCGTCCCCGTCTTGCGCTGGGCAATGGCGATCTCAGCAGGCGGATTTTTCTGCGCGAAAATCGCTTTCGCGGCCTTATACTCTTCGGTGCCGGTCGCATAGTCAGTTACTACGCCGGCCAGGTCCGAATAAGACTTATACTCCTTGCCCGCCGCCGATGTCCCGATAATCAAAGGCTTACCAAAGCCCAAGATTGGCGTCGGCGTTGCGACCGATATTGTAACGGTAACGTCACTCAATCCTGCCAAAATAATCACTCCTTTGTTATTGGTGCTGTATCAATCCAGTTGAGGGGCGATTCTACCCGGTCCGTCGCCCGAAATTCGACGTCAAAACCTTGCCGGCGTTCCCATTCCTCGCCGATATTGAGGTCCCGGTTTTGGATGTCACCGATATCCGTCACGACTACATCCAGCGTATCTTTCAGAACCTCCCGGCCCGACATTTTAAACCAATCCCTGGCCGTCATGGCAAGGACAATAGCGGCGTCAATATCATCCGCATAACAGTTAAAAGAGACGGTAAATGTCACCGTCTCCCGCCTGATCCGTTTGTCTTGATCCTGGGTGATGGCTGCCATGCCGTCCACCGGTTCAAAGCCGAATATGGTGTAGGTTATGAAACTCCCGGTAGGCATCTTACCGCCGCCGTTCATTTCAATGACCAGCCCACCCGTCGCCTCCTGAAGCCCCTCGACAATCGCTACGCGAATTTCTTCATATGGGAGCATTGGCAACTACCTTTCGCAACAAATACTGATTAATATCACTGTAATCGCGCTCCGGCGACTCATTAACCGTATATTGTACATCCAGATACTCTATCACTTCGCCCGTTGTATGCGTGGCTGTGGTGTAAAGCATCCGGTCGGTCTCGGTGTAATTCCCGCCTTCCGTTGCCCGCAGGCTAGCGCTGATAGGCTGGATGCTGCCGCTCCTTTGCACACGCTCCGGTTCATTTGGCACCCATTTGCCCTTGACGTAATTACCACCGTTGTCGCGGACTAGCGTATAGGGACGAAAATACTTACGGACCACGCCGGCAAACCTAAATTGCCTCACCGGCGTCGCCCCCTATGTGCCCGATCGATAACAGACCAGTTAAGCGCATCCCTTAACCGCATCTCATCAGCTTGCAGGAGCTTGCGCCCCTGCTTATGGCTGGCGTAGATCGGACTAAGCGGCGGCTGCTTGATCCTCTCGAAATTGGCGATTGTTTTCTCAAGGCCTGCAACTCCGATTTCCTGATATAGCTGCCTCGGTTGCTTGCGGCCGTAGGCGATTTCCGTCACGCCAGCCTTGGCGATTTTATTGAGCGTCGCCCGGGATTTGATTTTTCCGGTCCGGATAAAGGAGCGCTCCGGAATGCCTTTCGCTGCGCTCCCGAACTCATGGACGATAGCAATCACTGCCAGCTCCTCGTCACCCTGGATGCCGACGGCGACCCGTTTCTCCGTAAGTGCCCGCATTCGATCCGCAAGGATCTGCAGATTATCTTCGCCGGATACCTGTACCCGGGCGCTAGTTGCCCTTCGTCTCCTCGCCATGATCTCACCTCATTCACAGGTTGAAATTCCGGTACGGGCCAACCAACGCCCGAACGGCAGCCGGTATTGTGCCGTCCGCCTGTCCATAGGTGACGGATATATCACCTACCCGTTCCGAAGTAATCCCGGGTTCACGCTGTATCTGCTGAACCATTAGAACGCAGGCGTATTCGATATCGGCCGGCAATGTTGCCGCCTCGTCGCCGGTCGCATCGCTCGGCAGGATATACCCGGCAGTGTAGACTACCTGGACAGGTCTTTCGCAAAACCATCCAGGCTTACTGATCATGCCGCGGTCTTTGGCAATGGTGTATCCCTCAACGGCTGTATCACCATCGATGGATGTCACCGCTTCAATCGGGTAATTTCGCAGCAGCGCCCCGCCTTGCTGGACATCCACCCACTCCGTGAATTCAGCTCGCCCAAATGACCGGTTGCAGAACGTCTCGATAGCAGCGCTGGCCGCCGGAATCAAGATCCCGAGGAATTCATCTTCAGACGGATCAGCCCGGAGCATTGTCCGGGCTCGTTCTACCGTGGTTAGCATTGTCGTGCTTCCTTACGACGGCGTCGGTCTGTATGAGACATCTTCGATCAACTCAGCCGCGAGCAGTGTCGCCGCATTGCTGATGGCAAAAGAGAGTCCTACAAACTTGCCTTGCGGGATTGTTGCCGGGTCAATGCAGAAATCCACAACCGAGCTGCCAGCGGCCCCGGCCACTGTAGCGGTCTTGCCATTCGCTTGACGGACACCGTTGATATAAATCGGAACATCAACCGGGTAGTTTGCGGCATTCGCACCAGCTGCGTCATCTGCATAACGCAATGTGAGCGTAAGGTCTGCGGCGTTTCCCTTGGTAACGATCGCGCGGTAGGTCTGACTAATCAGACCAGGGGTAGGCGGTAGATATGCCTGTGCTGCTGCTGCGGTAGTCTGTGCGGCCAGCAACACGCGAGAACGGTAACGTTCGGCCAAATTTGTGATCATGTGTATTCCTCCCAAATTCCAAAATGATTGTATTGTCCGCCCTGGGGCGGCGCTGAACTAGGCTCTGGTCGCCAGCGAAACAAACGGACTGCGCTGATTTGGAGAATTCTTGATCGTAAGCTTCTTGCTCACCTTCGGCATGCCGTTTGCACGGAAGATGAAGCGGAAGCAGTTTTCAGCCGTCAAGAACTGAACGTGGATCGATGTCGCCGCGTCAACGCCGCCTTTGTAGGCCAGCATGTACTGCGAGAAATCGACGAAGTTAATGTCGCCTTGGGTTCCGAGCGCGGAGCAATGATCGCACTCGACGATTGCGCGCCCCCGCAGCGAATCAAGTTGACCCGCCTGCGTCGCCGGAAGATATACCGGAACGCCGCCAGTCCCAACGGGGAAGCTCAGAAAATCGAGTTGTTCATGCGAATCCGGGTGCATCAGCCAAACGCCTTTCGACTTGTCACGGGCACGGTTGTACATCTTGGAGAGATTCTCCCAGAGTATCGTTCCGGCTCCCTGTCCGGCCTCCTTTGCGACAGCAACAAGCGCCGGGCTGTTCAGGAGGCCGAGAGGTTTGCCAATGCCATCGCCCGAGCAAATCGCACTTTCAAGGGAACGCGTGATCGCCGTTTCGAACGCCCGCGTATACAGGGTGTCGATGAAGCTGGAATCACTGTCGAGCTCATACGTGGCATATGCAAACCCCATCAGCTTTTCAAGCTTAAGCTCCTTCTCCTTCAATGTCGGTTGAGATTTGGCAACCGTCGCGGCTTCCGATGCCCAATAGACACGCACTCCACCAAAAACAGAGGTGCTTACGTCCTCCTCCTCGATATCGACCCATTTGACAGCGTTCGATCCATCCTTCACCTCGTAGGAGTCTACACGGGGTAAAATGTCACCGGCCATTGCCGCCGATGCCATCATCAGACCAGCGAAATCAGTCTGTACGGCGAATCCACCATCAGAGCCGACAGCCACATTCCCACCCATAGCATTCTGGACCGTTCGAAGATTGTCCGAAATCTGACCCTGCGCAGCGAGCTTGATGTCCCGAAGCTGCTCGGTCAGATTCTTGTAAGGCTTCGGAAGAGGCTCGTTGATCGCCTCGACAACCGGCTTGTTCACCGGAGCCTTGTCCTTTGCTTCGCGACTAGCCAGATTCTGCAGGCGTTCGATCTGCTTCTCGTTGGAGTCGTATTCCTTCTCCATGTTGTCGAAGCTGGTTGCTTCTTCATCCGACAGCGTCGCCTTGTCCGCCAGAGCCCGCATATCAACGAGCAGCGCGCTCTGTCTTGCCAGCAATTTTTCCAAATTCATCGTGTGTACCTCCCGTGTACATTAACTTTTTCGCGCAATGAGACACGCTGTTGTATAGTGAGCATCCGACTATTTGCCGGAGAATCTCCTGTCTTTTCGGGCACTGCCGCTTCATTTTTGGTCTGAAGCTTCTGCCATTGCTCGAAGAACCGCTGCATAGCCGTGTTCGCGCTGTTGACGATTGCCAGACGGCTAAACGAATAGGCGTTCTGCACAGGCTCTTCTTCAGGGGCAACCTGCGCGTACAGCATGCCGTCGGCAAATCCGTCAGCCATCGCTTTCCGCGCACTCATCCATGTTTCCTCATCCATCAAGCGCGAGATTTTGTTGCGGCTGAGGCTTGTTTTGGTCTGGTAGGCGTTGACGATCGTTTCCTTGACTTCGTCAAGGACGTCCGCTGTATGCCGCATATCCTTTGCCTCACCGCTTGCACTGGACCAGGGATTATGGATCATGAGGATGCTTGCCGGGCTCATGAGCACTTCGTCGGCGGCCATAGCAATCACAGAGGCGGCGGATACAGCTTTTCCGTCGATCTTGGCCGTGACCTTACCCTTGTGCTCTTTCATGGCGTTGTAGATGCCAGCAGCTGCGAAGACGTCGCCACCCCAGCTGTCTATCCAAACCGTGATGTTTTTGCCCTGATGTTCCGCGAGCGCCTGCCGGAAGGCATTCGGCGTAGCGGCCGGTATCCCGAACCACTCGTATATCCAAGCGTCGTCATCGCTGACGATTTCGCCCTCTATGCGCAGCTCGACATCTTGATCGGGCTCGGATGCATTCTTGAATGACCAGAATGGCATTTAAGCAACTCCTTTCTCGGCGAATAGCGCCTTGATTTCTTCAAATATGGCCTTTGCTTGCGCGGTCGTTTCGGCTGTCTTGCCTGCTTCGACCATGTTCGTCGGCTCCAAATATCGGTCGCCGTTTGGTATTGGCGGCATATTTTCGAGGCGCCGGATGTCATTGACACTAAGCCAGCCCCATTGCCGGCCAATGGCATACGATTCCGCGCGGCTCTTTGCGTCACCTCGCAGGAGCGCATCGACCTTGAATTCCAAATAAAAACCGGCCATACGTTCGGCCGGAGTGAGCAGCTGCATATTCATGTTCTCTTCGATCCGTTTGAACCAGGGGAGCATCGTGTACATCACGAACTCCAGTGATTGGTGCTCGATGTTCGAAAACGTCGCGTTATCCAGGTGTTGTATAAGATGCAATGGAACCCGGTAGACCCGGGCGATATCCTGGAGCTGGAACTTCTTATTTTCGATCAGTTGCGCATCCATCGGCGTCATCACGAATGGCTGGAACTTGCCGCCACCTTCCAAAATCATCGGAGTGCCCGTCCTCTTCAGCCCTTGGTAGTTCTTCTTCATCTCCTCTTTGAAGCGAGCAAATGCAGTATCGGACATCTCGCCTTCAAAGGTAAATGCGCCTGACGGGAACGCCCCGTTGCGATAAAGGTGGACGCCGAACTGTTCGTACGACTGCCCGAGCTGAATGGCAGACGAGGCGTATGTGAGTGGCGAAACACCAATAACCCCGTCCAGACTGAGACCGGGGATATGCAGCGCTGTATCCCGCGTGAGCGTCTTCGCGACGTTCCGAGAGGATGATGATATTTTATAGATGAGCCGCAATGTCTCCGGATCGCGATCGATCGTGACCTTTTGACAAGGATACGGATAGAGTCCGACTACGCTGCCTCTTCGGTCTACGAGCTTTTCACTGACCGAATTTCCGCCGGTATTCAGCGACATCATCATCTGTTCTTTGAAATTGAACGGGCTCATTTCCTCATTCGGTCTGTAATGCAAGACGTCAAATATCCCGAGGTCGTTCCGGCTTTCTCGCCCCCCATCATCCTTTTTTCGGTACAGCAGGATAGGGACGCTGGCCGCCGTTTCGGCCAATACCCGAAGGCAGGCGAATACGACGGTGTATTTCATCGCCGTGGCCGTGCTGACGTTGCCTTGGAGAGGTATCCTAACCTCATCATCGCCGATCAGGAAGCGCTGATATGCCGCCTCGAAATCATTCGAAAACAGCAGCTTCATCCGCTGCAGAATGTTCAATTAGTCTTCACCTCCCCTCTCAGTCCAACAGACTGCGCATGCCACGCGCTTCGTAAACGTTCTTCGGCTGCTGCTCGATGACCATCGCGCGGGCCAAGGCATTTATGATTGCCGCAAGCAAGTCGATGCGCTGGCTGTCATCCTTATGCTTTTTGCTCAGCTTGATGTTTCCGTTGTTGTCGATAATCTCGACCGCGTTGGATAGGCACCAGGTCAGCAGCGGGCTGCCATCGTGGACGATAAGCCCCTTCAGAATGAGCTCACGGAAATACTTGGTCGGCTCCGAGAGTGTCTGCACACCCTGCCGGATTTCGACCGTTGTGTATCCGTCTGCGTCCATCTCCTGGGCAAAGTGCGTCGCGTTATACGGGTCATAGTCGATTTCAACGATATTCCACTTTTCGTCGAACTCCAGATCGTGGATGTGCGTCTTAATGTAGCGATAATCGGTGACGGCACCATCAGTCAGTGTGCACCACCCACCACCGGCCCAAGCCTTATACGGCACCCGGTCCGAATGTTCGTGCTTGGTCGCTGTCTCTTCCGGCATGAATCCATACGCAGTGACGGCATACAGGGGTTTGATAACGCCTTTTTCCGTCTGAATTTCTGTTTCTCCATCCAGCTTGAATACATTGCCGTCCGCCGTCAGGTCCACCCGTTTCGATAAGTCAAGTCCAACCCATGTATCACGGCCACGAACCAAACTCAAAAAGGCCTCCCGCGTCGCCGCAAGGGCCTTCCACTTGTCCATGATGCCGGACATGTATTTATTTTCGCTATCGGCCTGCCAACGATTCACTCGCTTGATGAGCCATTCCCGGATCTTATCCGGGTCACCGCTGTTGTACGCCTCGTCATGCTCCGTCCTAATTTGCCGCCGAAGCTCCTGAGAGTAGGCGTTGTCCTCCTGCAATACTGGGTTGGGTAGCGCCCATAGCTCCTCGTCGTGAGGATTGGCATCATCCGGAAGCTCACGAATCATTACGAAATACGTATCCTGCATCGGCGTCTCGCCGCGCATCATCTTGCGCAGGATGTCATACTCCTTCTTGCACGGGCTATTTTCTGCATCCTTGCCCGCTGTGCTGATAATCTGCATGAGAGATTGCAGCCGCTTGCCGAACCCTGAATAAGACACATCAAGGATTTCAGATGTCGGATGTGCATGATACTCGTCAATTACAACGAGGCAAGGGGCGCCGGAGTCCTTGTTCTTGGTATCCTTGGACAATGGTTTCAGGAGTCCTCCGCGACTTTCGTGTTCGATGTACCCGCGCTTAATCCGCAGCCGTTTCGATATCTCCGGGCTGTTCAGGCCCATTTCCCGAGCATCGCCCCATACCCGCTTGGCCTGTCCCTTATCTACGGCAGCGCAATCTACTTCGGGACTGTGTTCATACTGCCGCTTGCTCGGCTCGCCAGGCGGATAGATCGCGTCAGCGCACATGCCGTACAGCGCCAGTCCACTCATTTCAGTTGATTTTACGTTGCCCCGAGCCCGGAGGTGGAATGCCTTGCGGAACCGGCGTTGTCCGGTCTCCATATGAACCCATCCATAAACCGCGCCGAGATCGAATTTCTGAAATGGAAGCAGCTCAATGAGTTGACCGCTGAACGGACCGCGAACATGCCGGCAGCATTTTTCAAACCAATCAAATACCCTGTCGGCTCTGCTCTCATCGAAAACATACGGGAAGTCGGGCGACGCCTGGCGCTTCAAATCCGCCAAATGCCGTTGGCAGGCCAGGTACTCCATTTCGCAACTCGGTCGAATTCCTGTGATGATCTCTGCGGCGTAGCGATGAGTAGGATGCAACTCCTCCCAATCAGTCGAAGAGGTCATCTGTTCCCCCTCCGCTTCCTGCGCCGGCTACATCCGCCATCTTTTTGGCAAGCCGTGCCCGTGCCTCTGCCGTAATACCGAGCTTGCCGGCGTACTGCAATACCAGGCGTTGATACGTCTGGGCCATTTTTACTTCGGCTGAAGGGACGATTTCGCCTTTGGCGTTTCTGACCGTATAACCATTGTCTGCGATATGGAAATTCAATTCCCGGAGCTTCGCGACAAGATCGCAATAGAGTGCCAGCACCTCTTCGTCAACGGTGTCAAGGATTTCGAATTCCTTCATATCCTTGACTGTCTTGTTCCAGACCTTGCGAGCCTCTTCGCCTATCCAGTCCGGACATTTCATGGTTGTACGCTTCTTACGCTTGAGCTTCTTGGCCGCTGCCTCCCGACTTTTAACCTCCTTCTCCGTCCAATGTTTCCCGCCGCCTTTGGCACCAACCCGCATGTGATCAAAGGCGATGATCTTGTTCATGCGGCATCACCCTTCCATATATTGTATTTTTCAGGCACTATATAAAAATCGCACGGGGACATTTTTTTGCATCAGAGGGGGCGGCGGTCTCTTAAAATAAATATTTTTAGAGATTTCACCCCCCTACCCCCTGGCTTCCCGGCCAAATCCTCCATCTTTTTGTACAGTTTTAAGGCTATGGCACGGAATGCAGAGCGATTGCCAGTTGCTTCGGTTCCAGAACAGTACCGGGTCGCCCTTGTGAGCGATGATGTGATCCACTGCGCGGGCTGCTTCTACCTTGCCAACCTTCAAGCACTCCACGCATAGCGGGTGTTCCTTCAGGTATTGGTCACGCGCTACCTTCCACTTGTGACCATACCCACGGCTTGCAGCTGTACCCCTGCGCCGGTCTCGCTCCTTACGGTGCTTGTCGCAGTAACCTTTGTCTGTAAGCTCTGGGCATCCTGGCTGTCCGCATGGGCGCTTTGGTTTGCTAGGCATCTGTACTGCCGTCCATTTCGAACTTCACACATCCTTTCTCTACCGCTTGTTCGGAGATATATTGAGATACAAGCTCTCCAAATTCTTCAGGCATGCCCTGCTCTTTCGCTTTTTCAAACCCTTCCATCAATCCTTCGAACCAATCCGGCATAGTCACCTTGACCTTTAGATCAGACAACATCGTTTCTCACCCTTTCCTACAAAATAAAAAGAGCCGCTTTTCAGCGACCCAAATTTTTCCTACTATTATATAGCGCAAAATCCCAAGCGTTTGGGAATATGATGATGTGGGCAAGGATCTGCACCTTGCATGATGATATTCGCGGTATCCCGTTTGTGCCCGGTATTGCTGGAGCCTCAGTATTGCATCACCCGCAACCATTGACTACACCGCTACATTGCGTCTACCTATTCCGCCACCACATCATGTTAAACCGACACTTATTGAGGCGGCCGGCTTGCCTCCGCGATCCACACCTTCGACCGCTGCGGTCACAGCCGGAGGCCCATATACCCGTGAGCAGGTGTGGCGTATTTGCATCTTTGCTACGTTACAAATATATCATGTCTATTTGCAAGGAAGCGGCCATAAAGCGGCCAAATTCCGGACATAAAGCGGACATGATTTTTTTAATTACTCTTCCCGAAGCACGATGAGGCCGAGAGTCGAAGCCAGCCGGTAAATAGCTACTGACTTGATACGCCGGTAATGTCTCTCGCTGAAACCCAACTCTTCGGCGGCATTGTAATCCAGAACATCATCGTCATCCATGTACCGAACTTGAATCAATCGGCGCTGCCGCTCCCCGAGCCGAGATACAGCCCGTTCTGCTCGTTCAACATGCCGCCGTCGGCGCTCCATCTCGTCTGCTGCCCGAATGGCGATAGTGGCCGTTTGGTCTCCGGTAACGTTGGTCGGTCCGTGATATCGCACTTCGGGGCTCGCTGTGACGGATGGCTCGTCCGGAATGTACTCCGTTACCTTGTATTCGCGGGCTTGGAAGAGATACTTTTCAACGGCCGCCCGCGTCGCCTCCTCGTCTACCTTATATATGTCCATTACCATCTGATGGACTTTCATGCTATCAGCCCCTCATCCTCTCCGGAATAATTTTGGAATAGTTTCTGTTGGTTTTGACAACCTATCGACGTTTCCAGCGGAACTAAGACGGCCGGAATTTTGATCTTACTTTCTAGGATGCCGGTCCCACATAATAGGCCGGCTTGTCTTGTCCTTATCAACAGCCGGTGCTGGATACTTCCGGCGGATCTCCTCTAATTCGGCAGGAGAGAGGCGAGATACCTTAATTTCACCTTGCCCACCAGCTGCTAATTCCGAAGCGCGGTCCTTATTTGCAAAATGCCAATCGTTCATATCACTTTCCCACCATGCCGCTGCGGCCGCGTAGCGTTGTATGCCATCTTCTCGCTGATCGCCTGTTCCAGGTCGATGCCGTACCGCCCGCAGGCGTCCATGACGCGGATCACGATGTCGGCCAGTTCGGACGGGATGCCGCAGGGCTTATATTCGTCCGTGAGCTGCATAACAGAGTAACCATCGATCTTGTGCTGATACCATTCATCCGTTGGTGCGTGGCCGTTACGGTAATCCTCCAGCGCCTCCGACGCCTCGCTGTGGATCAGAGCGACAATCTCCCCAAAGCTCCGTTCCTCGTCCCACCAGCCTTTGCTGACGGCGTTCTCGTGTGCTGCCTTTACCAGATCATTAATGGATTTATTCATGGTTATCCTCCCTGTGGTCGATTATCGTTTTGTTTCCAGTACCAAAGCCGGCTGAACAGCTCAATCTCCTTGGTCCACTTGTCAGCCGGCTTGTCCTTTAGCCTGTCGTAGATATCCCGGTAATCAATGATTTCGCATCGTTGGACCGAATTTTCTTCGAAAAAGAAGAACATCGGCAAAACGATCAGGAAGCGTCCTGTGCCGCGCCGTCCTCTTCGTCCCATCTGTTGCGGTATTCTTCGGAGACCTCGTATGCGGTCGGCCCGGCGTCCCAGGCTTCCAGCTTCAAACCGTGTTCTTCGCCAAATTCGTGCAGGTAGAATGTCGAGAGTGTCTGAGGATCATAAATGCTCCGTACTTCCATTGCGTCGCCTTTTACCTCGACGACCAGACCCTTGATATTCACCTTGTCTCCTTCTTCGTCCAGGCCGTTGACGGAAACAACCATATTCTTCAGCCCAGGGTTGAACACCCATTCCTTAACTGCCAGTTCCATCAGTTACACACTCCTCTTCTACTTGTTCGCCCATCGCTTCACGCAGACGAATTACACTTCGTTCAATCGATTCGACGGCATAGCGCACTTCCGAACTGACCGCACCAACCAGTAGCATTTGTTCCAGCTCATCCACCCAGGCATCGCCGAACCATCCGTGACACCCGACTTTTTCAGCTACCGTCTTCAGGCGGTCATAAGCCGCTTGCGTCTTATCAAATCGCTCATGCTGCCTGCGGATTTTCGACAGTTCCTTTTCCAGATCTGCTACTTGAACCGCGATTTTGTGTTTGTAGCCCTCGGATAAATGATAGCGATCCCCTTTATCCTTGATGTATGCTTCGATCCGTTCTCTCTCGTCGCTGAAGAACGGGTGCCGTTCATTATCGAGCCGATTCATAATGATGTACATGAGCATGTTGGCTGGGATCTCGACCAATCGGTAAACTGCTTTGCGTTTGGTGTGCAGCGCCCTGGTTTCCGGATTGTAATAGATCAGGCCAACTTGCTCCGGCAACTCCGCTGGTTCAATCAACCCCTTCGGGCAGACGAATGAGAACTCATGGCACATGCCGAGGTAGCCCATCCATTTGTCGTCCCGAACGAAGTCGGATCTTTCTACCTTCACCTCATAGCCGGATATCAGCGGTTTGCTCCAGCTCTTGCGGATCGCCATGGCATCCATTTTCAGGTGATGGCGGACCGAGTGGGTCGGACCATCCTTCACTTCGGTCAGAAAAAAATCGTCCTTGTGTTTATCGGCCAAGGCTTTCTTCACCATATCCGCCCTTACTTTATGCTTGTCGCTTGCCATGTCTATTCCCCTTTCTCATGGCTGCTCTGTGATTTGAGTCAAAATGGATCTTCCGGAGGTCATCAGCGTGATTTCGCCGTGCTGCCTCATAGACCCGCAGTTTGTCCTCTTCGCTGGACCACACCCACCCCTTCCGGTTGTAATAGTCCAGGCTGGAAGGGGTGAAGTCGTTCCTGGCGATACACTCCTGGCGATCCTGTTGACCAAGTGTAGCGTGGTGGACGTACATACCATCCGACGACTCCACAACCACGGCGTAATCCACGTCTCCCCATCCCCAGCTGTAGGTATGAACCCACCCCAATATGCGGGATGGGTAGAACAGCGCCGCCAGCCTGGAGGCGGGGTCATCTTCAAAGAAGAAGAACATTACTCCTCAGAGTCCTTTTGAACGACTACCAGCATTTTCTGCATTCTTTCGATGGTTGCCGTTAATACCGCGATGCACTTCGCGGCAACCTCCGGGTCTTTGGCCTTGATGGTATTGATCGTATTCAGCGCGGCGTTGAAGCCATCCCCGGCCGTCTTGATATGGGCCTTGAACAAGGCGACGTCTTCTACTGTGTTGGATGCTGCTTTCTTGCGGAGCTGCTCCAGCTCTTGCAGTACCTCCGGAGGTGTTTCATATGCTGTTGCGGTTGTCACATCAACCGGCTTGGCCTTCAGTTCTTCTTCAAGCTCCTTGATCCGTCGTTGCGACTCGATCAGTTGCTCATTAGACTTGGCAAGGGATTCCTGCAACTCAGCAGCGGCTTCTTGCGCTTCAGCCGCCGCTCCATCGTCCCCGGAGTCCGACGCCGCTTGTGCAGCATCCAGCTGATCCTGAAGCCGTTGTACAATGGCCGCATGGTCGGCTTGTTGCTTCTCCAGCTTCTCGCGGGCCTTGCGCTCTTTCTCGGCGGTTTTTTCCGCTGCGGCCGCCACCTTCTCAGCTGCCTCCTTGTCTTTCACCGCCTGCTTGTGGGCCTTGACTGCGTCCTGGAGCTCCCGAGTGGACATGTCCTCGACATGGTTTTCGGTAGCGAATGTCTCGCGCTCCTCGGACGGAATGCCGAGCAAAGCGACCGCCTGCGTGTAGGTCAAACTTCCAAGCGCTTCGGATTTTGCATTTTCCCCAAACAAGGTGAGCTGGTCCGATCCGTACTCTTCGAAAATGCGCATGAGATTATTCGCAGTGCTTTGGCTGTAATCGACAGAGTCGGCCAGCCAGTTCCCCCATTGCCCAAACTCGATCATGCCTTTGGCCTCTACCAGCCGGCGGCCGATCTCGATACTTGCCTGGAGCATAATCCGTTGGGTCTGTTCCTTGATGCTGTTGATTTCGACGGCGATCACGTCAGCCGTCCGTAAGGACACCTGGTTCATACTGCTACCCCCTGTGTTTTGGTTTTGGATTTACTTGTTTTATTCAGAAACCGTTCTTTAAACGACTCAACGAAGGCCTGGACCTCTGGCGTTGCTTCACAGTTCCCTCTTCCTCGGCATTGCCGAATGACTCCGCCGGATATCTCCACGGCATAGAATGGCTTTTCGGGCTCTGACTTCTGCCGGATAAAGAACAAATCCGTTTTCCCGGTAGCGTAATTTCCCGTGTACCCACCAATGCAAATCTTCTGCAACGCCCCTTCGTCGAATAGTTCCTCTGAAGACGCCGCCGGCCGGATTAGGAAAACGCCGTTCTCATACCGGAATTTGTTCAGCTCAGGAAGCCGGCTCTTGATTTTGTTGTCCAACTTCTTATCACGTTTGAACTTGATCTTTTTGGATGTCTCGGCATGAGCTTTCCGGAGATCATTCGGAAACAGATACCTTTCCTCCCTGATGTTCATTCGGAGCTGCTTGCATTCATCCCGGTAATCCTTCCAGTCAGTGAGCATTGATGTTACCGTTTTGTAATGCCCATTCCGGATTTGCTTCAGCATGTACCGCAACACAGTCTGTTCGTCGGCCAACTTGACGAATGACTGGTAGAATCCTTCGTAGTACCCTTCGCTGATATCAGCCAAGATAACTGCCTCGGAAAGCGAAACCTTTCGCCCAGCTTTGCGCTGGATCTGGTAGAACCTCAATTGCTTTGGGGTTATCTCTACCCCGAGAGCGCGCGCCTCTCTCAGTTCGGCTTTGGACAAACGCAGGACTTTCGGCAAGGTACCGGCATTCCAACTTATTGCCCCCCAAGTGTTATGTTTGTAGAGCTTAGCCCAAATGAACTGCCCGAATCCGCCTTTAGTTAGGTATTCAATGCACGGATACCGTGCAGCGAGATCGAAGAATTCTGTCATGTCGGATACGTATTCAGAGTTCTTGTAGCGAGTGTATTTCTCCCATGTCGAATACTGGAATGGAGTTCCGGTAACGGCCCGCTCGATATTTTCTTTACTCATGAATCGTGGGTAATTACAAAAACCAGAAAAATGACGATCGAATGCGCTATAAGCACTCAGACGCTTTCTTTGATACCCAAAGTACAGACTCTTTCTCGGAGCAAATAGGTATTCATGACTGCAAGAGAGCTCTTTTTTCACCTGCCGGAAATCACCGCTGTAATCCCAGTGGGCAGATATGACCTGCGCCGTGATGGCTTGCGGATCGACAAGAGAGCGCTCGTACCAGACGAATACGGCTCTATCCCTCATGTAACTGCGCCCCATCCAGGCTGCCTGTACCCGACAGACCGATTTGCAATGAGGGCAAGTCGCTCGTACCAGCTGCTTGTGCTTAAGCATGGAATCTGGTACATGGGTCTTTCCACAGTGGGTGCAGTAGGCGGTCTGTATGCCGCGCTTTTGGTTAAAGAATAGATACCGGCTGTCCAACATCACTGTATCGGTTACATAATCCTGGAGCTCCTGACTGTGCGCGGCAGGGAGGTGCGTCTTGAATTCCTGGTACTCCATCATGATCCTCCTTACAATCCGAATCCGGCCAGAAGGTCGTCAAGATCAACGCCGAGGCTCTTGTCAGGAGCGGGCGGTGTTGGGGTCGCTGCCGGCGGGTCAGCAGGCGGGTCAGCAGGCGGGGCGACTGGTGCGGCCGGAACAACGATCGCCTGAGCAGAGCCCTCGATGCCGTAATATTTCCGGACCTCGGTGTACCCCTCTTCATCCGTCAACATTGCCATGCCCTTGACAGCCTTCTTCTGGGCTGCTGATTTCATGGCATCCAGACTACCGGAAATCGTCTTCTTCTCGGCCACAATCTTCTCAGCTGTGGCAGGATTGGTTTCGAGCAGCTGCAGGAGGTAATTCCCGATCAGCTGCACAAAGGGGTTGTCCTTGGCCTTCTCCATTTCATCCTTCAACTTCTTAACAGCTTCATCCATTCTCGGTACCTCCCATATCCACGCCTGGAGCGTGTCTAAGTTAAATTTTGCGCCGCAGACGCGGCATTCGCGGATCATCACATGATCGATATATAAGAGCTTGAAGCTTGTCTGCCCGCAGCAAAAGCAGTGCCCCGGCAGTTCTCGCGCTGGCATGGGCTTTATCTCGTCGCCTTCGCAGGCCGGGCATAGGATAACGTCCTTGCCTCTCCTCCGGACTGGCTTGGGTGCCTTACCTTCCCAGCCACAGGGGCAATAGTGCCAGTGTCGGCCCCGGGAAAGGTAGCTCATTTCCGACCCGCCTCCTGTGCCTTACGGTCCTTGATTTCGTTGGCCAAACGCATCATTTCGGCAAACTCTTCTTCGGATACGGCGCCCGTCTGGCCGTCATCTACTGCCATTTCGATTTTCGGTTTTCCGCCCGCCCCGCCGCCGGAACCCTTATTCGTCGCAGGATTCCGCTTCGACTCGTTCATCTGGATGAGTAAAGTTGAGTATTTTTCGCGGAACGTCTCGGCGCTCAGAACGTTTTTCCGCCAAAACCGGTCCGTGACTACCCATTCCATGACGGCAGCTATCTGCTGTTGATCCTTCTGGCGGTCCAGCTCCACCAATTTCCGCATGTCATCGGCCCAGCTCTGCATGTTGGCCCTCGGAATCAGTGTCTCTACCCCTTCGGCCTTTGCCAGCGCATCCAGCTGCGCCTTAAAATGCATCGCCATGCGCATGTACAGGCTGTCTGGCGCGTATTCCGGCTTTTTCCGCCCCTTTTTACCCGGTTTTTCCGGTTCGCCTGGCTCGTCCGGCGCTGCCGGTTTGTCGGCGGTCGGTTCGGATTTCGGGTCTTGATCTTGGTTTGGGTCTGGTTGTTGGTCTGCATGACCGTGTATCTTTGAATCTTTTTGTAAATCTAAATCTTTCTCTATATCTAAATCTTTATCTATAGAGTGGACATCTGGCGGAACTCCGCTGGATGTCTCATGGATGTCCGCAGGATGTCCTTCGGACTTCCGTTGGACATCCTGCGGATTCCCCTTTTTCTCCTCCCGCTTCCTTCTGGCGTCTGCCTTGCGTTGAGCATCCTTTTTCCGGGCCTCGATGATCTGGCCGCCGATCTCATGCCAGTCAACAATCTCGCGTCCCTCCATGGTTTTTGCCACATATCCCGCATCGATTAAGGCGGCAAGAAGCACTTCCGGATCACCGCCGAAATGAACCGCTTCGGCAATATCGATAGCCTCGTACTGGCTGATGTCTCCATTAGGCGCCCAATCCAGAGCCCACCACCAAAACATGTGCAGGGACCCCACGGCGGTCGGGGTGTCCATGCCGGTTGCGCGGCAAAGCTTGCGTGTTTTGGGGTCTCTGTCGGTCGCCTGATAGCTCTTTATCCATAACATTAATGCTGTTCACCCGCTCCCTACTTGGACATGCCCGGACTTTTCCCGGACATCCCATGGACATCCGCACGATGTCCGGTTGTTATCCGCTGGATGTCCGCCGGACGTCCGGCGGACACGCTACGCGCCCTACTTCCAATATTTCCGGCCTTCCCCGGCCGTGTAGTAAAGAATGAGTTCACCTTGCTTGGCCCGCCGCCATTTCCTGCCTTCAGCCGTGTTGTCTGCCCAATGGTGGCAAGTCCCCGTCTCGGTGCTGGGTCCGCAAAGGACGAGGATATCCCACGGCTTGCTGCCGCCGCCCCCTTGGCTGGCGTTAACGGCATGGGCGCGCTCGAACCAGCCTTTCGGTACGCTGACGCCGCAGCGCTCGCAGCAAAGATATCCAGTGCCGGCAGAGGCCCGGCGTTTTGCCTCCTTGCTGGCCTTGTTCGTGATTCGGGTATGCTGGCCGCGTTTGGGCTTGCGACGGCTGTGCTGTGGCTTGGGGCAGGGTAGAAATTCAAAGTTTCCCATCTGATCCACCGTCCTTTTCTAAAAACTTGATGGCCCGAACAATCCGGTCATATCGTCTCCGGTCGCGTGTCCACACCGGCAGATTCATGGCCCGAAAAAAGAGCTTGTCCCTCTCTGCTCGAAGCTCTTCGAGGGTTGGGACTTTCCTCTCTCGTCTATCCGTTTACACCGCCCCCTATGTGCATATCTTGGCGCACTCTCATGCGCAGCTCGTAAATCTTCTCCCGGACAGAATCAAGTTCATTGCGCCATAGCATCTTACGGCCGTAGGCTTCTGCCTCTTGCGTCCGGAGATCCATTACCGCCAGCTCGGCGGCCAGTGTCTTATCCCCTTTAGGCGCTTGTGCCTTGGTGAGTGCGTGGGTGTTCTGGCGCAAGGCGTGAAGCCGGGCGTACTCGGCGTCCATATGAGCCGATATCCGGCCCATGTACATGTGAGCGGCTGTGAGTAACCGGACAATCTCAACCATGGCGCCAGGCGCGTCCTCGTCGTAGGCTTCAGCCTGAAGGCGGAAAGAACGGATATCATCGATGTACTGTTGCAGCTGTTGATCCGTCATTTCTTGGCCTTCTTCTTCCGCTTGAAGCTCTTTTTCTTTGGCGGGTCCGGATGGATCGAACTTGCATCCTCGGCTTTAAGCTGCCTCCGGGTCTCGGTAATATCGCTCTCAATCTCTTCTGACCGAGAGCGGTGTTCCTGGTAGTAGGCGGACTGCTTAAGGTATAGCCGGCGGAGTCGCAGGCGCAGCTCCGTACGATCCGGGGATGTGATGCGCGGCATTGCTATCACCCCCAGTCCGTGGTACTCTTGCTTTAAATGTGATTTTCCATGTGTGCGGCCGTCCGGCTCCTACCCCGGATGGCCGTTTTTCGTATGCTTCGAGCAGCAGATCACGGTACTGCTCGTATCCCCGCTGGGCGTTCGCCCGAGCCTGCTGCAGCCCCTCTGCCTCTGCGACATCACGGAGAGCCAGGTAAAATGCGCAGACGCTCCGCAGCATGTTGACCGTTATTTTCACGTGTTATCACTCCTTCGTAGGGTTTCATACTTAAGCTGTCGAATACTGGTATTGTCTCGTCGTATCAAGGCGGAATCTTCCGGGCAGAAGGGAGTGATGCGTCTTCTTCTTTTTCTTCTTTTTTGAAGACGGTTTTTCAAAGCGGTTAGTGGCCACTATGGAAAATCGCGGAATTGACGCTCGTTTGCTTTCCCAGATCACTGGCGTTTCGACCTCCACAGTTGAACGCTGGATCGAAGGAAAGTTTGAACCTAGACATAAGAATCTAATGCGCATAGCCGACGCACTAAATATCTCTACCGATTACCTGACAGGCAGAACCTAATTTAATGGCCCGGAAGGTTCCGCCTTGATACGACCTGACTCAGACTATATAAAATCTGAAGTACCAAGTGCGTTTGCAATCTTTTGAATATTCCTGAACGATATACCTATGTTTCTATTGAAAATGCCGTAGATCGTACTCACCGGTACTCCACTTTCTTTGCTGAGCCGATACCTCGTCCACCCTTTTTGCTTTAAAATTTCATTTAGACGATAAGACAGGCTTTCTTCCTCCCTCGTTCCCTCGGATAGAGCGCCGCCAGATAAAGCATTGATATCACTTTGCATCTGTATCACCTCCTTCTACGCCGAAGTTTGCGATACACTACCTCTTAGGCAGAACCTAATATAACGGCCCTACAGTGCAGCAGATTCTTCGTTTTCCCTCGATATATCTGCTTGTCCGAGAAGTTCTTCCATCCGGTTGGTTCCTGCTGATGTAAAAATAACAATCGCTTGGGAATCTCCGAATTCGTCGGTTCCCTCTAACCAGACACCGAACTGATTTTCCCGGAATTTAACCGGCAGCTGGCGCTCGGCCGTTATGCCGGTATTCGGGTCCTTTGCAATGATTGTGATGATGTCGGCTTGTATGGTTGATGGTTGGTGATTGGGTACGATAGATAATGACATGTTGTATCCTCCTAATTTTTGGAACATTGTGAATCGTGGCGCGTATAAAGCTGTCAATGAACGGTAATGATGAGGAATAATCACTTCGGTTGCTCACTTAACCAGGTCTCCAAAAACTGCCTCGTCTCTCGGGCTGGGAACAACCACTTACCGCCGACCTTATGCTTCGGGAAACGAGAGTCGAAGAAGAATAGACTCTGAATCGTATTCCAGCTCAGACAAGTTCTACGCATGAGTTCCCGAGTGTCCCAGAACACGAATTCTGCATCAATTTCCTTGGTGACTTGCTCGATCCGCTCTCGGCATAACCGCATCACTTCGGAGTGATCAACTGAGACTGATAAAAGTTTGTCCAAGACTACACCTCCCGTTCCTTTTTAGGAACATCGACTTCAAAAAAATATTCCATCGGAATGCCAAATTGTCGAGAAAGAACTCGAGCTTCCCCTAAAGAGAAGTCACCTCCGGTCCCGTTCAGTTTTTGGTTAATGGCGCTGCTTCTCTTGCCGATCACCTCCCCTACCTCACTTTGAGGGATGTTCCGTTCCAAAAGAAATACTTTTATTTTTGTGTAAGGTTCCCTCCGTCTATTCGCATTTGGAGACATTCCCGCCATGATGTGACCTCCTTCTGTTCCGTTTTAGGAACAACATCAGATTATACCAGTCCTTTTTTTCTGTCAACTCATTTTGTTCCTGTTAAGGAAATAAATATTATGCATATGTTGCATTTGTGGAACAAGACCTGTATTATATTAGTAGAACGTAATATGCGAGGGAGCGAAGGTTGATGTTTGGTGATGTGTTAAGGAAATTGAGACAAGAACGCAAACTAAATATGGACGAATTTGTGAAGCAAATTAATCAGAAGTACAATATGACGTTCAGCAAGAGCATGGTGTCCCGATGGGAAAATAATCTTACTGATCCACGAATGGAGTCTGTGAGAGTAATTGCCGATTTTTTCGAAGTGTCGATGGATGATTTGCTCGAACTAAATACCGATCAGGATCATAGCCTGAAGGAATTCGAATCCTATATGGCCAACCCTGAACACGATCTATTTTTCAAAGAACTTATGGGTGCTCCTGAAGAAAGAATCGAGGACCTAAAAAAAGTCTGGGAGATCATTAAGCGGTCATCCGAATCCGAAGATAAATAAAAAAATCCGTGGCATCAGCTCATGGGCTGGTTCTACGTACTTATACATACGAACATACATTCCCTATATGGAGGTTGCTATGAAACATTACAGAAACACCCACCTAGAAGACTACGCGGAACACCTTTACATACAACATGACATTACATCACCCGAACAAATAACCGTTTCTGAAATCAGCAAACGAATGGGGATTATTATTGAATTTACAGACGTTCGCTTTTTGAGAGGGGCTTCTTTCAGAACGTTGTCTGGAAACCCAATTATCCTTTTAGACAAATCCCGCTCATTCCAAGATCAGCGTATCGACTTCTTCCACGAACTCGGTCATCTTTTGCTTCATATTGGCAATCAGCTTGTAATGCCTGAACCGTTTATCAAATATCAAGAAGAAAGTGCTGAGCAGTTCGTTCTATACGCCCTAATGCCTTTCAGTATGATCAAGCGATTGGAGCTCTCTCCGGACCGCCAACAAGCCATAACCCAGTTGGCTGAAACGTTTGTAGTTGGGAGAGAGCTTGCCAGCAAACGCTATGATCAAATTTTGCGTCGCGAGTTCGAAGGCACTGTAATGGCAGAGACAGCTGCAGCGTACATCCCTGGAAAGGAGGTGGAACTTATTAATCCAAGCGAACCACAATTTTCAGTCTATTACGACCCATCCGGAACATTGGACGGGCCGTCGCAGATGGTTGTGATTTTAGACGAATGGACCCTAATGAACTGCCGAGAGATTGAGCTTCCGATCGGCGAACGTTTGCCGGAGATTGACCAGGATGAAATGCAGACTTTCGATGGTATTGCTGTTCATCAAGGGGATGTGGTTTCTTTCGATGGTCGTGTTACGCTGCAAGTGCATGAACTGTTATTTCGACACGGACTAACCCGCAGGAAGTTCATTATCCATATGCACAGCGTGGATATGCTGATGGCTCGGGACCAAGCGATGTCCCGTAGATTGGATTGGTAAGGAGGAATTGGCGTGGCATATTTCCGAAAGCGAGGCGCAAAGTGGGAGTACCGAGTAAATTACACAGACAAGAAGACTGGAGAACAGAAGGTAGCTTCAAAGAGCGGATTCTCAACGAAGGCTGAAGCAAAGTTGGCCGCCGCGGCCATTGAACTGGATTTGGCTTACTACGGTTTCCTGCCAGACGGAAAAGAATTAGTCAGCAAATTTTTCGAAAAATGGCTGGAGGTATACAAAAAGCCCAACGTAAAGCCCATCACATACTCCGTTCAGGAGCAGAATGTAAGGCTTAATATCTTACCGCGCTGGGGTAAATTACAGATGAAGGATGTGAACAGAAATGAGTATCAGGAATGGATAAATGAGCTGCGGTTGAATTACAGCGAGGGGACTGTCCGGAGAATTCACAGCATAATGAGCAGCGCGATGAACGATGCGGTCCATGACTTTAACATTCTTCGCGAGAACCCCCTGCTGAAGATCAAGATTCCAAAGGACACCACCGGAACAGGAAAGGTGAAATATTTCACTCGCGAACAATTGAATCAATTCCTGAAGGCGGCGAAGCCTGTAAAGAATTCAAAATACAAAGAGTCAATGCAGTATTCAGCGCTGTTCACTTTATTGGCCCGGACCGGGTTGCGGATCGGCGAAGCCCTCGCATTGACATGGGATGATATCGACTTTGAAAAACAGCTGCTAAGCGTAAATAAGACGCTTGTTTATCCCTTGAACTCAACCCCTTACATTTCAACGCCGAAATCAAAGACAAGCGGCAGAACAATTAAACTTGATACGCCAACCGTTCAAATTATGAAACGTCAACGAATTAACCAGAAAGAGGTGGCCCTGCGGTATGAGAACTATAAGCCAGCCAAAGATAACATTGTTTTCTCGCAACACGATGGACGATGGCTTCGAACAAACGTTGTCCGGGACTACTTCAAGACTGTGTGTAAGCGCGAAGGTATTCCCATCTTGTCACCTCACGCACTGCGGCATAGTCATGCAGTTCATCTGCTTGAAGCTGGCGCAAATATAAAATACGTGTCCGAGCGTCTTGGACATAAAAGTGTCAAGATCACAGCGGACACGTATTTGCATGTCACTCAAAAGATTGAAGACGACGCACTCTCCCTTTATGAAAGGTACGTCAAATAGTATCAAAATTACAGCAACGGACAAGAAACGGACAAACCACTAAAAACCACGATATGAAACCCCGGAATCCCTTGATTTATAAGGGTTATCCAATACTACCTTCCATCTCGAATTTGATGAGACGATTCATCTCAACGGCGTATTCCATCGGAAGCTCCTTGGTGAACGGCTCGATGAAGCCCATAACGATCATTTGGGTCGCTTCGGCTTCCGACAGGCCGCGGCTCATCAAGTAGAAGAGCTGTTCCTCGGATACCTTGGATACAGTCGCTTCGTGCTCCAGCGTAATGTTGTCGTTCATGATCTCATTATACGGAATCGTGTCCGAGGTGGACTGGTTATCCATAATGAGCGTGTCGCACTTGATGTTCGACTTCGCGCCTTCCGCCTGACGGCCGAAGGATGCGAGACCGCGGTAAGTTACCTTGCCGCCGTGCTTGCTGATCGACTTGGAGATAATGGTCGAAGTTGTATCCGGCGCCAGATGAATCATCTTGGCTCCGGCATCCTGGTGCTGGCCTTTGCCGGCGACCGCGATGGAGAGAACGGAGCCTTTCGCGCCGCGTCCCTTCAGGACAACGGCCGGATATTTCATCGTCAGCTTGGAGCCGATGTTGCCGTCGACCCATTCCATCGTCGCGTTCTCTTCGGCAACCGCGCGCTTCGTTACCAGGTTGTAGATGTTCGGCGCCCAGTTCTGGATCGTCGTATAGCGGACACGGGCATTCTTCTTGCAAATGATTTCAACGACCGCGCTGTGCAGCGAGTTCGTGCTGTAGATCGGAGCGGTACAGCCTTCGACATAATGTACGAAGCTGTCTTCGTCGGCGATAATCAGCGTTCTTTCGAACTGGCCCATGTTCTCGGAGTTGATACGGAAGTACGCCTGCAGCGGCACTTCGCATTTCACGCCCTTCGGAACATAGATGAAGCTTCCGCCCGACCAGACGGCGCTGTTCAGTGCAGCGAACTTATTGTCGGTCGGAGGAATAACCGTACCGAAATACTGCTTGAAGATTTCAGGATGCTCGCGGAGAGCCGTGTCGGTATCCATAAAGATAACGCCTTGCTCTTCCAGATCCTTCTGCATGCTGTGATAGACGACCTCGGATTCATACTGGGCGGACACGCCGGCGAGGAACTTCTGCTCCGCCTCCGGAATACCCAGCTTGTCGAAGGTCTCCTTGATTTCGGAAGGCACTTCCTCCCATGTCTTGCCCTGCTTCTCGGAAGGTCTTACATAATATTGAATGTCGTTGAAATCCAGTTCATCGAGGTCTCCGCCCCAGCGCGGCAGCGGCATTTTGCCGAACTGCTCCAAGGATTTCAGCCGGAAATCCAGCATCCACTGCGGCTCGTTCTTGATCGCTGAAATCTCTTTGACAATTTCCGGCGTCAGGCCTTTACCTGTTTGGAATACCGCCTTGTGCTCGTCCCGGAATCCGTATTTGTACTCTTCAATCTCAGGCGCTTTCTTGGCCAT